GTGCTTACCGATACAAAATTAAAAAACCTCAAGCCGCAGGACAAACTGTACAAGGTCTCCGATCGTGACGGGCTGTATGTAGCTGTGCTTACGTCAGGCACGGTCTCGTTTCGCTATGACTACCGTATCAACGGTCGCCGCGAAACACTGGTAATCGGGCAGTATGGGCGTGACGGTATCAGCCTGGCAGAAGCGCGAGAAGAACTGATTGCTGCAAAGAAGCTGCTTAAAGCAGGCCAGTCACCGGCTGCGGCTAAACGTGACGGTATCAAAAAGATTCGTGGTGCCGAGACGTTTGCGGTACATACCGACAGTTATATGAAACATGTCATCCTGGCTGACAGTACCCGCGCAATGAAGCAGGTGGTGATCGACCGTGACATACTTCCGGTTCTTGGCAACAAAATGATGACTGAAATTACCACATCGATGGTTCGTGATTTGTGTGACCGGATTGTCGAACGCGGCGGCCGGGCAACAGCAGTGCAGGCCAGGGAGATCATCAGCAGCGTATACCGTCATGCCAATGACCGTGGTCATGGTTTGTTTAATCCTGCGGCTGACATTAAACCTTCGTCTATCGCCATATTTAAACCACGAGAGCGAACACTGACACCAGAAGAAATTGGTCTGTTCTTCCGCACGCTGGATGCCATTGGTGCTATGGGCACTATGAAAATGGCTTTAAAGCTGGTGCTTATCACTATGGTTCGTAAAGGCGAATTCACCAATGCAACGTGGGATGAAATAGATTTTAAAAAATGGACATGGACAATTCCTTCAGACCGCATGAAGGGAAGCCGGGCGCACGTTATTTACCTGCCTAAACAGGCACAGGATATATTGGTTGGGTTGCAGATGTGCGCTGGTGGAAGTGAATATCTGGTTCCTGGTCGTTACAATTTCCGGAAGCCATTATCTAATGCCGCGCTGAACTCTCTGATCGACAGAACGGTGAAAATAATAAATGAAGATGGTGAGCATATTCAGGGCTTCACCGTACACGATATGCGCCGTACAGCCAGTACGTTGTTGCATGAGGCTGGTTATCCTTCAGACTGGATTGAAAAGGCTCTGGCACATGAGCAGAAAGGTGTGCGCGCCGTATATAACAAAGCGGAATACGCCAGACAGCGCGCCTACATGTTGCAGCAGTGGGCCGATATGATTGATTCCTGGATTAACGGGGAGCATACGGATCTGATTCCGTTCTCCCCGTCGAAGTTTGAGAAGTGGATGGCGGGGGAATAACGTTTAATAGTTCTGCTGATTTTCTTCCATCTCTGCTTCTGCTGCCAGTGATTCAATTTTGTTTTCGAATATTGCTGACAGTGTTGCAAATTCAGCATCAGTGACAGCGGGAATTGGAACAAACCTGATCCCGCTGTGTGCAAGCATGTTTGCAGTTTCAAGGCATTTTCTTAAATCTGCTGGTGATGCCATGTTCATGCAGCACGCTCCCGCCCCTGGTTGTCTGTTGGTGACAGCGGAGAATTGCTGAATGCATTTGTTAATCCGCCAATATCCAACGCGTATCCAGGGTGTAGTTGCACTGCCGAGTCTTCGCACTGATTACCCCAAACATCGAAGCCATGAGACGACTGGCGGGCGAACAGTTCAATGCGAGAAACATCGCCTAACAATTGCACAAGTTTTTCACGAACGACATCTGGTTTTCTTGAGTGCTCAAGCCGCGGTGCGGTAAATGACTGAACGATCCCTGCATTAATGCGCGGAGGTAGTTTTCCCTTTACCGCAAACAGGCAATCTTCACTATTGGCGCGAGTCATGTGTCCCATACCCATAACCAGTTTATCTGGTTGTCGACTACCACATTTTATCCACGTGAAGCCCTTCATGGTCATAAGACGAAATCCCCAGGCTTCAACAACTTTTAGTGCTTCGAGTGGTTGTGTTGGCACCCACCACATGGCCAACAGACAGTTTTCAGCGGCCAAATCCCACACAGGAAGGCGGCAGATATCCAGCACACTCATAACTGGATATTTAAAACCGGCACCGCGATTACCATCTGCGGCTTTGTCCCGGTATACCCATGGTGGATCTGCATAGATTAGCGTGTATTTCTTAGTCATAAACCACCCCGCAACATCCTATACCGCTATAGTCTCCACGGCGAAGGCCGTTACCTTTTGTGATACATTGGTCCCTGCGAACCGCGATCCTTGCACGCTCAACATCACCAGAAGCAACATCCATACACTGAAGCCAAAGGTGGGCGGCAATGCGGAACTGCCCTTTTTTCTCTCTTTCAATCGCGCGTTTTTCGAACTCTATCGCCGCAGGAGTAACGGCGATAACCTTTGAAGGACGGCGCATTGAAACCTTGTTCATGTGATATTTTTCAAGTCGGCTTAACTTTCTCACTTAATCCAACCCTCTCTGAAAATTAATGCCAGCAGATAAAGCCATGCTGAAACAGAGGCCAGGAATAAGTACCATCCTGACCATTTGCTCCAGTGCCTTAGCAGCGCACTCATGCAGCGTTGCTCACAGGACGATATACACGTTGCTGAACAGGAGGCTTTTTACCCTGGAACTCTGCCGGGCTTGCTGCCTGACGTTCATCAAGCCAACGCTCAACTTCGTCACGGTTCCATGCGCAGCGTTTGTCAGTGATATACCAGCGTTTAGGAAATTCCCCTGCGCGCTCCATACGGTCGATAGTGCTCCATGACAGTGGCACCACCGCCAGGAGTTCCTTCTTACCTAATGCACCTTTCATAAATACCTCTCTTGGTTGCAGTGCGGCGCGCGTGGCGCCGCGGTGGTGGTTACATAGATGTTTCGTTTAATTCTTCCCGACGAACGCTGTAAACGTCGGTGGCTTTTGCCAGCAGTTCGTCATCATCTGAAAGTTTCTGTTCAATGTATTTGTAAGCCTTATCCAGTTCGGAGACAGTGCTGTAATTCATCGCTGCGCTGGTAAAGGCCATCAGCATTTCTTCTGGATCACGGCTATCCGCTTTACGCGTTTGCTCATCAGGCTTTTTCACTGGTTTAGCGTTGATCAGACTGTTCATTCCCGCAGCAGTGGTCGTTTGCGGAGTAATGTCTCGCTCAACGCGCGGTGCCGTTTCCTGTAATTCGTCAGGGGTGTAGACGCCCATGATTACGTCAGGACAGTGCAAGCGAGACCAGCGTTTTGTCGCAAGGTATGCGAGTTGTTGTTTCGGATCACTGGCCCAAAGTGTGGAGTTTCTTACCTGTGCTTGAGACAGCATTAACTCAAGCACTCGAGGTTGATCCTCGCCCTTCATGGTTGCCCATACGCGAACACCGCAGCCTTCTTCGTCTTTTAGAGTCCAGCCTGGTGCGATATATGGATTGCCGTTTTTGGATGTTTTCTCAACAAACTTACCGATCACGCGTTCCCACGGCCCGAACCACTCGTAGTTGATGCGATCTTTTGTTGGCGACATCGTTGAGATAACTGCGTTTACTAATTGGGCTTCATAACCTAGCGTGCCGTTCACAACATGGGTTTTCTGAGCCACGGCAAACGGGTTCATTCCCCACTGCGCAGCCTGCATTGCCACGGCCATGCAATCAGCTGGTTTCCCGGCGAGGTGCGCCGGTACCGTTACGCGGCTTTGCGCCATTACCTCGGCGAATTTCATCAGTTGGTTCAAGCCGTCTGGGCTGAAAATAGTTGCAGCAGTTCCAGCGATTGCTGTGTCTACTGGTGCGTTGATGTTTGCGATGTCGTTGCTCATATGTACATATCCTGTTTGCGTGCCCACTCAGGGCGTTTAATGATTTCCACACCGCCCCATTCATCATTGATGCGGCATTCGTGATAGGTATTCAGATCCCGGCGGAACAGAGCGTGCCCGGCATCGACATCCTGCGCATCCAGCTCGAACACGCGTACCGGATACCGACCACAATCAATGCTTTCGCTCACGGCAAGAAAGAAAAAACCATGCGGCTGACCAGTAACCCTCATTGCGCCTTCGCGGTACATTGCGTCCTGCACGTGGTAGCGGAATTCCTCGATGTGGCGTGCAAAACGGTCCATATCTGCAACCTTTTTCACGTCGACGATCACGTTGTGCTCGTTCAGCCATTTGTCTGGACGAATTCGGCACAACTCCCCCGTCTCTTCATCGTTCCAGTACATTGATGCTTCGCAGTAACCAGGTGCTTCCAACATCCAGCGTGCCGCCGGGTGAGCCATTGCGCTATCACGCATCAGCTCCAGTTTCCGCCACTGCTCTGCATCAAGTACCGAAATCCCCATATCCGCAATATCACGAAGAAATGCCTCTTCGTCAGCTTTACCTTGTTTCGTCCGACGTTCGAATTTCGGTGAAACAATGAAGCGTTTGTCGAACTCTCCAGGCTCCAGAAGCAGACAGTGCAATGCGGTTCCCATATCCAGTGCAGACTTTTTCTCTTCGTCTTCTGGTGCTGCCTGAACCCATTTAAGAAGCGCCGGATTCTTGGCAACCATGTCCAGTTGCGACTTACTCACGCCGTCACCGGCGTGGTAGTCTTCGTTGCTGATGTCGAAATAAATTCCCGGTTTCATGCCGCGTCCCTCTGCCCATCAAGCTGATCAGCCAGATCCCAGCGGGCGATAATTGCCATTGCCTCTCGCCGGTAGGAATCCATCAGTTCTTCGAACTCTGGACTGTCTTTAGCGGCCTCCAGTACTTCCTGGCGAACGCCTTTACCTGTTACAGCGTCGAAAGTTGAGGCCAGTTGATGAAGCCGGATGCTCTCGATCAGTTCAACTTGTCGGTCATATAGCTGTTCTGACAGGCGGTAGTCCTTGTCGAATGCCAGCATGATTTTTTGAAGATTTTTCTGCTGATTAACGTTCATTATCAGCCCTCCCATATCTCGTTATCGTTGGCCACATCGCGAGATTCTTTGCTGACGAAAGCCCACTTAATGCCTTCCTGTAAGGTGCGGAACTTCCAGCTCATGAATCCGCATGCAGTAACGCAGTACCAACCGTTGATGATTTTCCACTGCATAACTTGTTACCTCGGTCTGTTACCGTTGAGGTAATAATTATGCGTATTTGGTTTGATGTCAATAGATATGAGTTAAAAAAATTACCCATTAGGTAATAGTATAGGCAATAAAAAAGCCGCCAGAAGGCGGCTTACTTACTGAAAAATATGATTTTATTGTTTGTTTTTTTCGTTCTGGTTGATGACAAATTCAATGTAACTTTCGATCTTTGCTTTCTCGGTTTCGGGTAACAATGCGTAGCGCGAGCGGTCATAGTTGATGGTCGCAGGGTCGTGCGGGTGAATCAGTAATTCATAGCCGTGACGCCCGAATGCTGATGCAACATTCTCCAGGGTGGAAATGGAAACACTGACCTCATTGTTTAACAGGCGGCTGATTGTCACCTGGGCGACGCCGGATGCGCGGTGAAGTTTTCCCTGAGTTGAAAGGTCGCGGCTTTCGCTCATCCAGCGTTCCAGGTTGTGAGCCGCCAGCTGACCAATGTCGCTTGGGCCGACAGGCTGAAAACCTTCCTGAGAAAGCGAGCGATCGATATCAAGCCAGTTACGTGGTTTATTGGCGGCAGCTTCAATTTTTCGCGCAACCTGGTCGCCGATAACCTTCTTGCCAAGAGCCCAGCGGTTTACCAGATTTGCCTGAGTTCCAAGTTTTTCTGCCATCCGCGTCTGAACACCATTGAATTCACGGTCGATCAAGTCGTTGAGATTTTGCCTGCGGACGTCCTGGATACTTTTCATTTTCTGGAAAATCGCCTCATATATGAATCAGTAGATGATTCAATTTAAAGCAATATTACCCAACAGGTAAATGCACCTCATGGGTAACTATCCTTGATTTTTGTTACCTTATGGGTGAATATTTATTATCTGAAATAAATATCAGGCAATAGCTATGAGCGATAACGGACATTTCGATTTCAAAAAGCACTGGCTTGCACTTACTCCGGATGAGCGTGAAGCCTTCGCACAGGAAGCCGGAACGACGAGTCACTATATCCAGACTCACTTAACAGGTAAGCGCAAAATGCCAGGTAAAGTATTGATGAATGGGCTTTTTAAAGCCTGTAAAACAAGACAATGGCTGCGCTCAAAAGCAGAACTGGCATACTTCTTCTACTCATGATATCCAGCTACAACCCTCTGTAGACCGCCACCCGGCGGTCTTTTCATATCTATTCGTACCTCAAAGGTAATAAAAAACCAAATCTGGTTGATCAAATTTTCCAATTGTGCAAAATAGCCAATATCAATAACAAAAAGGGGCGGAAAAATTGAAGATAGTAACCAGAATGGAGGCCGCAAAAGCCGGGTTAAATCGCTATTTCACAGGAAAGCGGTGCCGTCACGGCCATCTCTCTGAAAGGTATGTTCTGAACGGAACATGTGTTGAATGTGCAATGAATAGCGCCAACCGCCATCGTAATGAATTTGCTTGTGCACTAAAGAGTGCAAGAGGGGAAACCTATGGCAAGCAGCTGGATTAAGGTTGAAGTTATCACTCCTGATAAACCTGAAATTTTTCAGATAGCAGAAATTCTGGGTATTGATCCAGATGCTGTTCTTGGAAAGCTGGTTCGTATATGGGCATGGGCTGACCAGCAAACAATAGACGGTAACGCTGGCAGCGTTACAAAAGGAGTACTTGATAGACTCGCTTTTATTACAGGATTTGCTGACGCCCTCATTAGCGTCGGATGGCTTGCTTATCATGACGGCAAACTAATTCTTCCAAACTTTGAGCGACATAATGGAGAATCATCGAAAAAACGTGCACTTACGAATAGAAGAGTGGCAGAGCATCGAAAACGAGTAACGCAAAAAGTAACGCCAACAGCGTTACAAAAGGAGTTACCAGAGGAAGAGGAAGAGGAAGATATATATAAAACCCCACACATAGCGCACGTGCGCGAGGGTGCTCCGACCAGTGAAGCGAACGGTATGCCGTTGCAGGTGGCTGAACCTGAATTTCTGGATGGCCTGAGTGAACCCATCGGGAAATTTCCGATGACCGATGGCTGGCATCCGTCGCCGGATTTTCGACGGCGTGCTGCGCTGTGGGGAACGGCCCTGCCGGAACCGGAATTTACACCTGCTGAACTTGCTGCATTCCGGGATTACTGGATGGCTGAGGGCAAAGTGTTCACGCAGGTTCAGTGGGAACAAAAATTCGCCAGGCACGTAAATCATATCAGGGGAAAATCAAAAAACGCCGGGAAAAGCGATGAGCTTGACTGGAATAACACTGACTGGATAGAAGGGGTGTGGGATGAAATCAACTCCAGAACTTCTCAATGAGTACGATCGCTTACGTGAGCATGGTGTTGCTGTGCATGAAGAGCGGCGTGACAGCAATGGCAAAAAGGAGCAGGTTGCTAGAATTTTCAATGAACTATTTGTCCAGTTACAGGCTGCATTTCCTGCAAGCGTTTCGACCATAAGGGAGCAGAACAAACTTAATGAATTCCGTAAGCAATGGATGCTTGCGTTTCTGGAGAATGGGATCACAACAATGGAACAGGTTAACGCTGGTATGCGCCACGCCCGCGCCAGTGAATCTCCGTTCTGGCCGTCGCCTGGGCAATTCATCAAGTGGTGCAAAGACAGCAAGATGGTTCTTGGCGTCACCATTGACGATGTGATGGCGGAGTTTCACCGGTACAGCAAGGAAAAAAGTTTATATCCTGGTGGTCCCGAAAGATTCCCGTGGCGACATCCGGTTATGTACTGGGTCGTATGTGATACCCGCCGTGCAATGTATCAGCGCCAGCTTAGCGAGATTGAGGTTGAGAAACACGCGCGCAGGCTGCTCGATGATTGGGCGAAAAAGGTGGCTTCCGGACAGCAGATACCCGATCCGGTGATCAGCATACAGGCAAAGCCAGAACCCATGAGTACACCTCCGGACACAGGGAGAGACGTTTACCATCCACCAGGGCGAAGTTTCGGGTGTATGCCTAACGCCGCCACCCTGGGGGGAATAACACCGGCGCAGTGGCTGATGGAGGAATACAGGCGGGGAAAGGCGGCAGGATTTATCAAGTAATACCAGCGCGATAGCGCATTTTTTTACGTCTTGATAATTACCTGTTTGGTAATAAAATATTCTAAACTCTATTGATTTCGTGTCTTATGTGGTTTTTAATTACCTCAGGGGTAAATCATGAGAAAACAGATACAGGCTCTTGGTCGACTCAAAACAGGCCAGATGAACAAAACAGAATCTGCGTATTGCCAGCACCTTGAGCTGCGTAAACGTGCAGGGGAAATCGCCTGGTATCGATTCGAGGGTATCAAGCTGCGGTTAGCTGATAACACGTTCTATACGCCAGATTTCGCTGTGATGCTCGCCACCGGAGAGATGGAACTGCACGAAGTGAAAGGTTTCTGGACCGACGACGCCAGGGTGAAAACCAAAGTCGCCGCAGATCAATATCCGTTCCGAATCATCGGGGTAACTGTTAAGCCAAAGAAAGCAGGTGGCGGATGGAAAATCGAAGAGTTCTGAATCGACGATCTTTTTAGTTATCAATGTAATCAATAAGTTATGTGGATAAGCGAGGGTAAAGATGGAAAGTAATATCAAAGGGTTAGTTGCCGCCGGGCATGAGATGGCTTCGGAACTGAAAGCAGAATGTGGTGCCGTTGATATGCGCAGTGTGGCAAAGCTGATCAGCGATTTGGCAACGCAACTGGAAGTGCAACTGGTGCGACAAGATATCTGCTGAGCGTTCTTGCCAGAGAGCTGGTTGCCAGTGGTGATGTATACAATTCAGGCTACGGATTATTCCCGTCTGAGCAGGCGCGTAAAGACTGGCAAAACGCCCGCAAAAAACTATCAAGGGAAAAGGTGAAAAAACCGGTTGTGGTTGATCCTGACCTTATCTGGTCATTACCAGACGGAGAAATACGCCGCTACGACAGGCGTCAGAACATAATCTGTTGCGAGTGCAGGAAGAGCGAAGTTATGCAGCGCGTGCTGGCGTTTTATCAGGGAAATTATCAGGGGGGCTGTGAGTAAAATTAGCTATCAGGCTTCAATTATCGCTGGCATTCGCATCAAAGGATGAACGATATGGCAACCAACAATCGTAAAGCAAAGATGCTAATTTCCCGTGTATACAGACTTTGCTACCCCAGCCAGTGGTTGAGAGTTAGCAATCGCCGTGTGGTGTTGTTCTCATTTTCTGGAATAGCCAGAGAGGGAGTCAAAGATAAGCGTAGCGCGGTGCAAAACCGCTGGAAAAACCACTGTTATCTGCGCACTAAAGGAGAGTGAGATGGCGTTAACACACCGCGAACTCTGTCAGATTGCGTACAAGTTCCTTAAGCGCAACGGGTTCAAGGTTTGCTTTCATGACCGCTTTATAGCTGTAACCAGTACCGGAGAACAGCCAGATGCTATGGGATTCAGAAATTCAGCATCATGCTTGATAGAGGCGAAGTGTTCTCGTGCTGACTTGTTGGCAGATAGAAAAAAGCGTTTCCGTAAAAATCCGTCTCTTGGAATGGGCGACTGGCGATTCTTTATTAGTGAGCCGGGAATTATTTCAGTTGAGGATTTACCTCCCGGCTGGGGATTACTTCACGTTGTTAACGGAAGAGTACGGAAAGTACATGGATGGCCCAAGGGGAATTGCTGTTGGGGTAATCCTGACGATAAGCCATTTACTGGGAATAAGCAGGTTGAATGCGATTACATGTTATCTGCATTAAGGCGCATGGAGCTAAGAGGACACCTTAATGAAATATATGACGGTGTAATTGTTAATAAGAAAGAAGGAAACGCGGCATGACAACTTTAACCGACAAAGAAATGATTAAAGAAATCAAAGAGCGCATAGGCAGCTTGGACGTTCGAGACAATATTGAGCGCCGTGCTTATGAAATTGCACTGGCATCGCTGGAAGCAGATCCAGTTGCTTATATTTTCAAACATCCGGCCGGGAAATTATTCTGGGCTTTAACGGATGAAAGCAATAAAGAGCAAGCGGACGTTATTCCTGTTTATGCTGCCGCGCCTGCGTCGGTTGTGCTGGATAATGCATCAGAGCCTCTTGCTTATGCTTACAAAGAGCTTACGCCTGAGATTATGCGCAACCATTTAGCTGTATTCGAGCGATATGGAATAGCCCCAAACGATAGCTCTACCACAATTCAGGCACTGCGAATCGCGCTGGATGGCATAGAGCGGAGCGGCGCCATGCTTCATGGTGCCGAACCTGTAAGCCAAACTTACAAGTTGCCAGTTAATACACCTTGCCAGGATGCGCCAGCCCATATCTGGCTGCAAACAGCTGGAGTATGGCCAGAAGATGGCGAGTTAAGCGAATTAACGTGGTGCAGCCACAATCAGCACCATGATGACACGCTATATGTTCGAGCTGACTTGGTAAATGGCAATTCTCCGGGAACTCCGGATGGTTGGATAAGCTGTAGTGAGCGAATGCCGAACGACGCGCAGTGGTGCGTAGTGAACACAGAATACGGGTATTACGTGCAATGCTGGTCTGAAGGTCAAGGGTGGCTTGGTGATGATATCAGCATACCTGAATGCGATGTAATCAATTGGATGCTTCTACCAGAATCGCCGCATGAGGTGAAGTGATGAACAAGTGCAACGCTCTGCTTTATGCCATGGTGATTGGTTTCGGCCTGGCTGCTGGTATCCGGGTTTATATTACCTGGGAGTCATTAATCAATCTGGCGTGGAGTGCGATTCGTGGCTAAATCCCCCGCAGAACGCAAAGCCGCGCAGCGCGCTCGGCAGTCCGCCGCCGGTGAGCGCAAAATTGAACTGGTGCTGGATAAGCAGGAGCAGGAAATGCTGGCGCGGAACTGCGCCGCCCGGCGCCCTGGTCGCGATCCCTATGAAATGGCCGAGTACATCGCGCTGCTGATCCGCCAGGATGATGCACGTGTGCGCGGGCGTATAAAATCGATCAGCAGAAAACTTTGCGGTAAGTGCGGCGAGAGAGTTCCCGTTAATTCATGCCCGTGTAATGGTGACTCGCAATGCTGGGTGACTAAAGGCTGGCATGAAACGAAATTAATAGTGTGACATGTCACGAGTAGATTATGCATGATGAATTTGATGGGTTTTGAATACTGCCGCCAACTATGGCGGCTTTATTTTGCATGGTACTATTACCACAACGGTAACTATTACCACGGTGGTTATGATGCCTGCTGAACCTAAAACCTATAAACGCAAATCAACGCAATTTAAGCCACTAACAGCAATGCAGGAGGCTTATTGTCAGTCATACATCAAAACGCCTGAAAACCAGACTCAGGCAGCGATTAACGCAGGATTCTCCCCAAATACAGCGGCAGTTAAAGCCAGTGTCATGATGCGCGATGAACGCATTCAAAAACGGATTGCCGAGTTGATGGAGGAGCGCAACAAACGAATGCGCGTCAGTGCTGATTACGTTCTCATGCGCCTGGTGGAGATCGACCAGATGGACGTGATTGATATCCTCAACGACGATGGGAGCCTTAAGCCAATCCGAGAGTGGCCGAAAATCTGGCGCACTACGCTTAGCGGCTTTGATCTGTCATCGACCATCATGAACATGAACGAGGATTCGATAGAGACAATTCTCAAAAAAATTAAATGGCCTGACAAGGTGAAGAACCTCGAACTGATTGGTAAGCACGTCGACGTCAATGCGTTCAAAGAACGCCTGGATGTTAATGTGAATGTGACAATTGCTGATCGCATAGCAGCAGCCAGGAAGCGACTCAAAGAACGTCAGGATGGTAATCAGTGACAGATACAGCGTTATCTCCTGAAGAGCAGTTAATCGAGGATATTGCAGGGTTCACTCACGATCCGCTTGGCTATGCCCTCTATGCGTTCCCGTGGGGGGAAGAGGGTACTGAACTGGCACATGCCACCGGTCCACGTCAGTGGCAGGCCGATGCGTTCCGAGAGATACGTGATCACCTGCAGAATCCAGAGACGCGATATCAGCCGCTTATGCTGGCACGTGCTTCTGGTCACGGTATTGGTAAATCCGCATTCATCTCAATGCTGATCAACTGGGGCATGTCCACTTGCGAGGATTGTAAGGTCGTGGTGACCGCCAACACCGACAACCAGCTACGAACGAAGACCTGGCCGGAAATTATCAAGTGGTCGAACCTTGCTATCACGAAAGACTGGTTTACCTGTACCGCTACCGCGATGTACAGCAATGATCCTGGGCACGACAAGCGGTGGCGAGCTGACGCAATCCCCTGGTCTGAGCACAACACTGAGGCATTCGCCGGACTACACAACGAGCGCAAACGCATCATCGTGGTATTCGATGAAGCGTCGAACATTGCGGATCTGGTGTGGGAAGTTGCTGAGGGTGCGCTTACGGACGAAGACACTGAGATTATCTGGGTGGCGTTCGGAAACCCTACACGTAACACCGGGCGTTTCCGCGAATGTTTCCGCAAATATAAACACCGCTGGAAAACTGCGCAGATTGACAGCCGGACGGTGGAAGGCACTAACAAACAGCAGTTGCAGAAATGGGTCGATGACTACGGGGAAGACAGCGACTTCGTTAAAATCCGTGTGCGCGGCATATTCCCTGATGCATCTGAATTGCAGTTTATCCCTACCGGTCTTACTGATGAGGCAATGAAACGGGTGGTAACCGCTGCGCAGGTGGCGCATGCTCCGGTGATAATCGGTGTTGACCCGGCATATTCAGGCGTTGATGACGCGGTGATATACCTGCGGCAGGGGCTACACAGTAAGGTGCTGTGGACTGGCAACAAGACTACCGACGATCTGATTATGGCGAAGCGTATCGCTGACTTTGAAGACCAGTATCAGGCTGACGCGGTGTTCATCGACTTCGGTTACGGTACCGGTCTGAAGTCAATCGGTGATGGTTGGGGGCGCACATGGCAACTTGTTCCGTTCGGTGGTGCGTCTACTGACCCGCAGATGCTCAACAAGCGTGGGGAGATGTTCAACTCATGCAAGACATGGCTGAGGCTGGGCGGCATGCTGGATGACCAGGAAACAGCGGACGACCTGTCTGCGGCAGAGTACAAAGTTCGTGTGGACGGTAAAATCGTTATCGAACCGAAGGAAGATATCAAAGAGCGTCTTGGGCGTTCTCCTGGTAAAGGCGATGCGCTACTGCTGACGTTTGCTTTCCCGGTCTCGAAACGCATAAATATACCAGGACAGCAAAGCCAGCAGGGAAGGGCCATAACGGATTATGACCCTTATGCTTAATTCGCTGGTGGGGATAATGTCGTTGATATCTTCTGGTGAGGATAAAACAAAGCCAGTTCATAGGCTTGCTGTTTGTGACATGCCACGGTGTTATTGCTCGCTTAACTTCTGCTTCAGCAAGTAACCTTCGAGCATCCAGATTTTGTTTACAGCATTCTGCCGGGCAATCTTCCGACCAATTTCTGCATCAAAATTTTCCGGACTTGCACAGGCACTCTCTCCGGTGACGGTGAAGCCATTCTTCAGTACCAATACGCAGAAAGTCAGGAGGTCTGTAGATTTATGCGCTGTCCATGAATCGCCAACGCCCATATTGGCAGCACGAATGCCGTCATAAGCAGTAAAGAAATGCTCTTCAAGAATGATGCTTTCGATATATTGAGGCGTAACTCGCGGAGCGGTTTTGCCTTTCTCAACGATTTCTTTTTCGATTTGCTGGTCGTTCATAATCTCACCTTAAAAAAATGCCCGGCGAACCGGGCGAACTGGAAGCAATGAGTTATGCCTTCCGTGGCTGTACTGGTTTACAGCATGAAGTCATCGCAATGGCGTCCTGCTGTAAAAAGGGCGGTGATAGTCCTTCAAGGGAAACCATCACCGCCAAGCCCCTGGAACTTCTGGCATCACGGTCCTTAGGCGTGATTCTGGCGTGGCATGCAGGATTCGAACCTGCGACCAACCGCTTAGAAGGCGGTTGCTCTGTCCAACTGAGCTAATGCCACAACGCTGAGAGCACTTAGCCTGTTAAGGCGCCACACTTTGTCGCGGCTCCATAAATGCTCTCATCGTTGTACCCTCGTCTCTTCCGAGGCGTCACACCGAATCGCCGGGATGGTGAATCCCCGTGCGCGGAATAAAACCGCTCGACTTGCACATTCCGGCTACCTGGTTCGTTTGCCCGAGCAAGGGAGGGTGCCCCTTAAACGTATCCAGACCGCTATCGGCGCATGTGCCATACGCCGTACTGCTCAAAATAAAAGCTCACTCCACCTGTTCAATTTAACGACAAGCCAGTCAGGTTAGTAACCGGAATGAACTCTTTAGTTACCTGAAAGGTAATAATTAGCGCGTTAAATGTCAACCTTCTACGATAAATAAAACATATGTGGTTAAATTGGTAATAATTTAATTGCGTACGGAGTCATTGATATGTGCATGGGTAGCTCACCATCAGTGCCTGCAACACCAGAAGTTCAGGCAGCACCACAGGAGCAGGATGTCGCCGTTGTTGATGCCCGCGACGAAGAAACACGTCGCCGTCGCGCTGCTGCTGGTCGTAGTTCTACGCTGCTTACCGGTTCTCAGGGCGACACATCAACCGCTAATACCAGCGGTAAAACGCTGCTTGGTCAGTAACCGGAGTCATTGAAATGGCGGAAACAACTAAAGAGCGATTGAACAAACAGTTCGCACAACTTGAAAGCGAGCGTCAGTCGTTTGAGCCGCACTGGCGCGAGTTGAGTGATTACATCAACCCGCGTGGTTCCCGCTTTCTGACTTCTGAGGTCAACCGTAACGATCGACGCAATACACGCATTATTGATTCGACCGGGACTATGGCGGCGCGCACTCTCGCCAGCGGCATGATGTCAGGCATCACAAGCCCCGCGCGTCCGTGGTTTCGCCTGGCTACGCCAGATCCTGAAATGATGGATTATGGTCCTGTTAAGTTGTGGCTCGAGGCGGTGCAGAACCGCATGAACGATATGTTCAATAAGTCGAATCTCTACCAGTCTCTTCCGCAGTTATACGGAAGCCTCGGCACATACAGCACTGGTGCAATGGCGGTGCTGGAGGATGACGAGGACATCATTCGCACAATGCCATTCCCGATAGGCAGTTACTACCTGGCTAACTCACCTCGTGGCAGTGTGGACACCTGTTTTCGCAAGTTCTCTATGACTGTTCGTCAGCTTGTTCAGGAGTTCGGGCTAAATAACGTCAGCGAATCCGTAAAAAGCATGTGGGAAAGCGGCACCTACGAGAAGTGGATTGACGTGATGCATTCGGTTTACCCGAACATTGACCGCGATACATCGAAGCTGGATAGCAAGAACAAGCCATTCAAATCGGTTTATTACGAGGTTGGTGGCGATAACGACAAGTTGTTGCGTGAGTCCGGATTTGATGAGTTTCCAATTATGGCTCCGCGCTGGGAAGTTAATGGCGAAGATGTTTATGGATCATCATGCCCGGGTATGCTGGCGCTTGGACCTGTTAAGGCATTGCAACTTCTCCAGAAGCGCAAGTCGCAGTTGATTGATAAAGCCACCAATCCGCCGATGGTTGCTCCGACTTCCCTCAAGAATCAGCGCGCCTCCCTTCTTCCTGGCGACATCACGTATATCGATCAGATTACTGGTCAGGATGGCTTCAGGCCTGCTTATCTGGTTAACCCCAGTACAGCAGATCTGGTAGCAGACATTCAGGACACTCGTCAAATCATTAACAGCGCCTACTTTGTCGATCTGTTCATGATGTTGCAGAACATCAATACCCGCTCGATGCCTGTTGAAGCAGTGATCGAAATGAAAGAAGAAAAACTTCTGATGTTGGGGCCGGTTCTGGAGCGTCTGAACGACGAATGTCTTAATCCTCTCATTGACCGCGCTTTCTCAATGATGGTGCGTAAAAACATGCTGCCGCCACCGCCAGACGTGATGGAAGGTATGCCCCTGAAGGTCGAATACATTTCCGTCATGGCTCAGGCGCAGAAGTCTATCGGCCTGTCCAGTCTGGCGTCTACGGTCAACTTCATTGGTCAACTTGCGCAAGCGAAACCAGAAGCTCTCGACAAACTCAACGTTGATCAGGCGATCGATGCATTCGCTGATATGTCCGGAGTGTCTCCAACCGTCATTGTTCCGCAGGAACAGGTTGAGCAGGCTCGCCAGCAACGGGCACAGCAGCAACAGCAGCAACAAATGATGGCGATGGGGATGGCGGCGGCACAGGGCGCCAAGACGCTAAGCGAAGCTAAAACTTCGGATCCGAGTGTTTTGTCAGCTATGGCGAATGCAGTTAGTGGTCAGGGTGGGCAATCACAATGACTGATTACGAAGACGATCAACTGAAAGAAGAAAACGCCCGTAAGCAACGTGACATGGCGCAGCGTGAAATTGATGACATTCGCTTTGTCATGAGCAGTGAACAGGGGCGTCGCGTTGTCTGGTCGGTGCTGGAGAAAGGCCGTGTGTTTTCCGCTATCTCACCGATGGACGCTATGGCAATGGCATTTAATGAGGGGCAACGCAATCTGGCGCTGGAACTGTTTCAGCGCGTTATGGCGCATTGCCCTGAACAGTATTTGAAGATGGCCAAAGAGGCCAGTGAACAGGAGTGATCATGAATTTATTTGAGCGTTTGCTGTATCGCCGTCTTTGCAATGAGCAACCAGTCGATGGTGGAGCAGCTCCGGCTGCGTCAGAACCGTCAGCGCCTGCAGGTGATACCCCTGCTCCAGTTGGTGAACCATCACAACAGGAAGGTGATAAGCCACAACCTGTTGCTGATGGCGATAAACCTGCTGATGACAAAAAGCCTGAAAACGATAAGCAGGATGAAAAAAAGGGCGGCGATAAACCGGAGGGTGCGCCGGAGAAGTACGAGTTTCAGGCTGCCGAAGGCGTAGAGCTGGATACAGAAGCGTTGAAGGAATTCGAGCCGGTGGCGCGAGAACTAAACCTGACCAACGAGCAAGCGCAAAAGCTGGTTGATGCTTATCCGAAGATTCTGGCAGGTGTTCAGCAGCGCCAGGCAGAAGCCTGGCAGAAAACAACCGAGCAGTGGGCTGCGGATGTAAAAGCTGACAAAGAAATCGGTGGCGACAAGTTGATTTCTAACCTTAGCGCCGCACAGCGTGCGCTTGACCAGTTCGGGACACCTGAACTCAAAGAATATCTGAACACCACCGGGCTGGGTAATCACCCTGATCTGGTCAAAACGTTCGTGAAAATCGGAAAGGCGATGTCTGAAGATGGCATGGTCACCGGTGGTAATGAAGGCCAGCGTAGTGCGGCCGAAGTGCTCTATGGCAAATAAGAGAGGAAATGACAATGGCTGTTAAAGGCTTAACTGCGCTAACGCTGGCTGACTGGGGTAAGCGCGTCGATCCAAACGGGAAAGTCGATAAGATTATCGAGCTTCTCGGTCAAACTAACCCGATCCTTCAGGATATGCCTTTTGTCGAAGGGAACCTTCCTACCGGACACCGAACCACCATTCGTTCTGGTTTACCTTCAGCTACCTGGCGTTTGCTGAACTATGGTGTACAGCCAAGCAAATCAACCACAGTGCAGGTCACCGATTCCGTTGGCATGCTGGAAACCTATGCTGAAGTCGATAAGTCACTGGCTGATCTGAACGGTAATACCGCCGAATTCCGCCTGTCTGAAGACCGCGCATTTATTGAAGCGATGAATCAGCAGATGGCGCAGACACTGTTTTATGGTGATTCCAGCGTTAACCCTCAGCAGTTTATGGGACTGTCCTCCCGCTATTCCAGCCTGTCTGCGGGTAATGCTCAGAACATCATTGATGCTGGTGGCACGGGTACAGATAACACCTCAATCTGGTTAGTGGTTTGGGGCGAAAACACCGTGCATGGCATCTTCCCGAAAGGGCAGAAGGCTGGCATCCAGATGGAAGATAAAGGCCAGGTGACACTGGAAGATGCGAATGGCGGCAAGTACGAAGGCTACCGTACCCATTACAAATGGGACAACGGACTTGCTCTGCGTGACTGGCGTTATGTTGTTCGCATTGCAAACATCGATGTCAGCAATCTTTCAGAACCTTCCTCTGCCGCAAATATTGCGAAGTTGATGGTTAAAGCACTGCATCGCATTCCAAATCGTGGCATGGGTCGCCCGGTGTTCTACATGAACCGCACTGTAGGCCAGGCTCTTGATCTGCAATCTCTGGAGAAAACATCTCTGGCGATCAGCGTAAAAGAGACAGAAGGCGAGTGGTGGACTTCATTCCGTGGTGTACCAATCCGTGAAACTGATGCGCTTCTGGAAACAGAAGCCCGCGTGGTGTAACGCCTGTTATTAACCTGTGGGTCGTAACAGACCCACTAATGGAGAAAGAAGATGATCACCGACAAACTGTTGATGTTCTCCGAAGCTCAGGCGGTTACGAATACCGCGGCTTCTACTGACGTAATCGATCTCGGTCCAATTGACGGAAAACGTCGTGATATCGGCGTGGGTTACCCGCTTGAGTTTTGGGCGCTGGTTAACACAGCCGCCGCGGCAAGCGGTGATGCAACTGTAAACATCCAGTTGCAGACGAGTGAGAATAACAGCTCATGGACCACTATTTATGATAGTGGCGCACTGGCAAAGACCGCCCTGACAGCAGGTAAACGAGTTGTTTCTGCAAAGGTGCCTGCCGGTGTTCAGCGATATCTGCGTGTTAACTACTCCGTCGCAACTGGCCCACTAACGGCTGGCGAATTCACTGCTGGTATCAGTCTTGATGTTGATGCCAATACGCCGTATCCGATCCGCTCAAAAGTAACTGGTTAAGGTGATATCGATGTCAGGTGAGAAACCAAGATACCGCGTTTTGCGCCTCTCTCATATCCATAACACTCTGTGGCCGGAGGGGGCAGAAATCGAATACGAAGGTGAGCCTGGTAGCGCACTGGAACCTGTTAACGATGCAGCCAGACAGGCAAAAGCAAAAGTTGCAGGAAAGGTGTCAATGGCAGCAACCAGCACCAAAATCATCAACGATGTGTCAGATGATGGTGAACTGGATAAGCTCCGTGAAGAGTACGAATTGCTCTTTAACGAGAAGCCACACCATAAAGTCAAAGCCGAAACGCTCCGCGAGAAGATCGCAGATAAGCGTAAAGAACTGGGCGTGTAAGCCTCGCGGATCAGACAAGGGGCTTCGGCCCCTTTATTGCAGGAGTGTATATGGAACTCGTAAACCTCAAAACCGGCACTGACAGCTACCAGGATGAGAGCGGAGAAACCAGAACTCGCGATGAATACCCGTGGGGGCTGTGCATCACTCTTAATAACGACACATTGAATAAGCTGAAGGCGCAACCTCAGGGCGTCGGAACAGAAGTGATGATAACTGCAAAGGCTGTTATTCGAGGCCTGTCTGCCAGAGAAACTGACGATGGTGTTAATCGTAGCGCCGATCTGCAGATCACTGATATGGCGATCGCTCCTGTTTCCGGGGATGTAGAAAAATCAGCGGCTGAAACTCTGTACGGCAATGGGGGTGAGTAATGGCCTCTGTAGTAGAGATCTGCAATCGTGCGCTGTCCAATATTGGCAATAGCCGCAGCATTAACAGCCTGACGGAAGCCAGCAAGGAAGCGGGGGAATGTTCGCTGCACTTTGAAGCCTGCCGTGATGCTGTGCTTTCTGATTTTGACTGGAACTTTGCTACTAAACGCGTGGCGCTTGCAGATACGAGCAATCCACCGCCTGACTGGGAATATGCGTATCAGTACCCGTCCGATTGTCTGCGCATTACTGAAATTATGCTTCCTGGTGTACGCAATCCAACAGCAGCAATGCGCGTTCAGTACGAAGTTGGTGCAGACACCAACGGAACAGGAAAGTTGATCTATACAGACCAGCCTCAGGCATGGCTCAAGTATGTCTCTCGCGTTACAGATGTGAACATGTTTGATGCCATTTTTATGGAGGCGTTGGCCTGGCGTCTTGCGGCAGCTATTAACATGGCGCTGACTGGGAATGCAGACCTCGGTACGTTTGCCCTCAATATGTACAATCGCGTGATTCTTAGTGCTGGCTCGCATAGCCAGAATGAATCACAGGAACCACAGCCACCGGTTGATGAGTTTACCATTGCGAGGTTGTCCTGATGGCTATCAGTTGGATCCAGCCCAGCTTTGCCGGTGGTGAGATTGGACCGTCGTTGTACGGGCGTATTGACATGGCGAAGTACCAGGTGGCATTGCGCAAGTGCGATAACTTTATCGTGCGGCAGTATGGCGGCGTTGAGAATCGACCTGGTACGCGTTTTGTCGGTGCCGCCAAATACCCAAATCGGAAATGCCGCCTGATCCCGTTCCAGTTCTCGACGGTTCAGACCTATGCTCTGGAGTTCGGACACCAGTACATGCGCGTTATCAAAGATGGTGCGTTGGTGCTGAACAGTAGCAATGTTATTTATGAAATTGCCACGCCATATACTGAAGCCGATCTGTTCCGAATTAAATTCACGCAAAGCGCCGACGTGCTTACGCTGGTTCACCCGGCATACCCGCCGAAAGAGTTGCGCCGATATGCTCATGACAACTGGCAACTGGTTGATGTGATAACGAAGAACGGGCCATTTGAAGATATCAATATTGACGAGTCAGTGACGGTTTATGCCAGCGCCAGCACTGGGACAATTACGTTAACGGCAAGCGCCTCTATTTTTGGCGCGGAGCAGGTAGGCAAATTGTTCTATCTGGAACAGCCTGCAGTGGATTCTGTGCCGGTATGGGAAACCAGTAAGAGTACGTCGATTGGCGATATTCGCCGTGCAGACAGTAACTACTATCGCGCCGTTACAGCAGGCAAAACAGGTACTTTGCGCCCTTCGCATACAGAAGGCACATCATGGGATGGCTGGGGCGGATCCGGTGATGATGATACTGGCATTGAGTGGGAATATCTGCACAGTGGTTTTGGCATTGCCCGTATCACTGCTGCAAATGGAACTACTGCAACTGCCGAGGTGATTTCCTATATCCCTTCGCAGGTAGTTGGCGAGGATAATGCCAGCTATAAATGGGCTAAATATGCCTGGAACAGTGTTAATGGTTATCCTGGCACTGTTGTTTATTATCAACAACGTCTTTACTTCGCCGCATCGACTGCGTTCCCTCAGACTATCTGGGCCAGCCGTACCGGGGATTATAAGGATTTTGGCAAAAGCAATCCTACGCAGGATGACGACAGAATTATCTACACCTATGCCGGGCGTCAGGTTAATGAGATCCGCCACCTGATTGATGTCGGTTCGCTGGTGGCACTGACTTCCGGAGGTGAGTACGTCATCACCGGCGACCAGAACAAAGTGTTAACCCCATCATCATTTGCATTCAGCTCTCAGGGATCAAATGGCTCGAGCAATGTCCCACCAATTGCCGTGGCGAATATTGCTCTGTTCGTCCAGGAGAAAGGCAGTGTTGTCCGTGATCTGGCCTACTCATTCGATGTTGACGGCTATCAGGGGAACGACCTGACCATCCTTGCCAATCATCTTTTTCAGAAGCACAGCATTGTTGACTGGTGCTTCTCGATTGTCCCTTACTCCAGTGCCTTCTGCATTCGTGATGACGGTAAATTACTGGTGATGACCTATTTGCGTGATCAGCAGGTTTTTGCATGGGCACCACAATCCAGTACCGGAAAATATGAAAGCACATGCAGTATCAGCGAAGGCAATGAAGATGCGGTGTATTTCGTCGTTAACCGAACCGTTAACGGGCAAACAGTGAGATACATCGAGCGACTGTCCAGCCGTTTATTTACCAGCGATGAAGATGCTTTCTTTGTTGATTCTGGCCTTAGCTATGATGGAAGAAATACGTCTGACAGAACGATGACCATCACTGGTGGTTCTGGTGAATGGGATTACCATGCGGAATATACAATCAGTGTTTCTGGTGGTGCGTACTTCACCAGTAGTGATGTCGGCGCGCAACTACAGTTCCCTTATACCGGAACTGATCCTGATACTGGCGATGAAGTGTCAAAAGAATTACGTTGCGACATTATTTCTGTAACCAGCAATACCGCTGTAGTGGTTCGTGCTAACAGGAACGTCCCGCCATCCCTCAGGAATGTGGCCACCACGAACTGGCAGATGGCGCGCCGGACATTTGGAGGCCTGTCTCATCTTGAAGGCCAGACCGTAAACATTCTTTCTGATGCGAATGTTGAGCCACAGAAAGTTGTTTCCGGAGGTGCCGTCACACTGGAATCTCCGGGGGCTGTAGTGCACATCGGCCTGCCAATAACTGCTGAATTCGAAACACTGGATATCAACATTAACGGACAGGAAACGCTGCTGGACAAAAAACAGGTGATCCCGTCCGTTACTCTGGTTGTGAATGCCAGCCGCGGCATCTGGGCGACTACGCCCGGCGGTAAATGGTACGAATATCCACAGCGTGAATTCGAGTTCTACGATGATCCTGTTGATGATGCTACCGGAAAAGTAGAAGTGAAACTGGACAGTAACTGGGGCAAAAACGGACGTGTAAAAATCCGTCAGCTTGACCCGTTGCCGCTGTCTGTTCTTGCCGTTATTCCTCGCCTTACTGTTGGGGGATTCTGATGATCGATGTTCGAATTATTCCCGCTACCGAAGAGCATCTTCAGATGATTTTGCCGGATGTTCGTCAGGCTGATATTGACGAACTGTATGCGGTATCGCTGATGACTACCGAAGATGCGCTGCGTGTTGGTCTGCGCACTGCGACTATGGCCTGGTCAGGGTTCGCGAACGGAGAGCTGGTAACCATGTTTGGTGTATCTCCGGCGTCAATGATCGGTGGCAATGGTACGCCATGGCTGGTCGGGACCAGCCGTATTGAAAAATATCAGAAGACATTTCTGCGCCACTGCCGCCCTGTATTGCAGCAGATGCTGGCAGTTTATCCGCGCCTGGAAAACTATGTCGACGAGCGAAACCATGTTGCCAAAGCATGGCTGCACTGGCTTGGATTCAGGCTTGAAGAAGCCGCGCCTTATGGTGCTCTTGGTCTTAATTTCCACAGATTTCACATGGAGAGAAAATAATGTGCGATCCGGTTATTGCTGGTGGCGCAATGCTCGCCATGAGTGGCATTCAGGCATACACCCAGTACCAACAGGGAAAGTATGCCTCGAAGGTTGCAGAAGCGAACGCAGATATAGCCACAGCTCAGGCAAATGATGCAATAAACAGAGGTAACGCTGAAGCTGAGCAACGGCGCAGAGAGACCCGACAGCGGCTTGGTACACAGGCGGCGACAATGGGGGCTACCGGCGCTGATTTATCTACAGGTAACGCGCTGGATATATTTGGCGACACTGCCCAGTTTGGCGCTCTTGATTCTCTGACGACGGTGAATAACGCGCAACGCGAGGCTTACGGTTATCAGGTTCAGGCTGCCAACTATAAAGCAGAAGCCAGTTCAGCCCGTAAACAGGGGAATGTGGGAGCAGCAACAACATTGCTCACTGCGCCTCTGAAGGCATACGGTGCGTACCAGATGTTTGGTGGGACGTGGAGTCCGTTCTCTAAAGGAAGTACATCTAGTGGTGGGACGCCAATGTTATCTAACTCAGGTTTTATGAATTCTGACTCCCGATTCAAAATAGGAGGTTACTGATGCCTGTTGTTCCTACTACATCCGGACGTCAGGTGCAAAGTCGTGGTGTGCAAACCGGTGGTTTTCAGATCTTCGATGTTCCTCAAGCAGGTCAGGTGCTGGCGAATGTCGCAGATCAGTATGCGGTGGCATATGGTGAAGCCAGGCAGAAAGCGAATGTTGCTATGGCCCAGGAGGCGTTACTGCAATTTAACCAATTTGCAGATGACCAGATTAACAACCCTGAAAGTGGGCTGATTTCTAAACAGGGTAAAAACGCTCTTGGTCAGAGTGACGCTGTTATGAAAAATATGCAGGAAAGGGCTCAGGCATTATTAGGTTCAATTCCTGAAAGTGAGGAAAGGAATAAATTATCCTTTCAACTCCAGCAGTCTATGCAGTCTTATTACAATCAGGCACGTCGATATGAAGTTGGGCAGTTTCAGCAATTCCAAGATCAAACGTATTTGTCAGGAAATGCATTGGCTGTCACTCAGTCTGCGGGGCTATATAGCGATAACCAAGCATTTGTCGATTTAGCCAAGCAGCGATTTGAATCTATTGATCAATACGCTGATGCGCATGGGCTTCCTGATGAGTGGCGTGTTCAGCAGAAAACTCAGCTCAAGGAACAAATGGGGCAGCAAGCATGGATAGGAAATATCGCTCAAAAATACAACGAGTTTCTTCAGGTTAATGGAGAGCCAGGGGATCTTGATGGTGTGAGTCGTGCAATATCACATGGTAATTCATTGGATGCTCGTGGTTTACGTAATAATAACCCTGGTAATATTGAAGCGAGCAAATCTAACCCGTGGGAAGGTCAGATCGGTAGCGATGGACGTTTTGCAACGTTTGCTACCCCTGAGCATGGAATCCGCGCGTTGGGTAAAAATATGTTGTCTTACCAGCGTCAAGGCTATGACACCGTTAGCGAGATTGTTAATCGCTATGCTCCGGCTAGTGATGGTAATAATACTGATGCTTATATTAGGGCATTGTGTGGTGAGCTTGGTGTTGGGGAGAATGATCAGCTTGATATCTCTAACCCAAAGACACTAGCTGCTTTATGTGCTGGGATTATTAAACACGAAAATGGCAGTATGCCTTATAGCACCGAACAGCTTGAAACTGGTATCTCGGCAGCCCTTGGTCTAACTAACCTTGATTCACCTAAGCGTTATACAGGCAATGCGGCATTTGATGCTATGAGCCCTCAAATGCAAATACAGGCATTGAGGCAGGCTAATGAGCTGAGAAATCAGTACCGCCAGCAGTATGCGGACCAGCTTAGCACCGTAGTTAAAGATGCATATTCAGCCCTTGATGAAGGATTGAAACCTGAGAAGTTACCTTCTGAGGACGATTTTATCCGGGCCAATGGTCCGCGCATTGGCGCTATGAAGTGGAAGGATATGCAGGCGCAGATACAATATGGAGGTGTCATTGGTGCCGCTAAAGACCTCACTCCAGAAGGACGACAAGACATTCTTGAACGTTTACGTCCACAGGATCCAAACGCTCCTGGATTTGCAGCTAACCAGCAACGCTGGGAGAAAATGCAGGCCAAATTTAAAGAGATGGATAGGGAGTGGGAGATTCAGCAGGGAAGAAACAGGTTCGTGTCTTCAATGCAAAATAACTTCCCGCTGGACCCGAACGACAAAAACAATCAGGCAGCGGTAGACCGTTATTTCGCGCAGGATATCGCGCCTTCGTTTTCCATATCTGATCCGCAGAGCATCAATACACTGGTCACCGTCACAACTAAAAGCGGCATGATACCAACTCAGGTTAAAACAATGCTTAACAGTGGAGCAACATCAAGAGATCCTGCGCTGGTTGTCCCGATGGCAAAATTCTACGGTCAGTTATTCGATAATAATCCGGCGGCAGCGGCAACACTTGATAAAAGTACGATGGCATTTTACGGCAAGGTTTACGATTATTCCCGCGCTGGCGTGCCGGAGGATAAGGCTGTTGATATGGCTTACAGCCAGGTGTTCCAACAGGATGACCGAATGAAACAGATGCTTTCCACTGCCATGCGAGACAAAAAATATGTCGCGGCGAGGGCAACTGCTGCACAAAATAACGCCAGCAGTCTGACTTCCTTTGGTTCGTGGTCTCCGGATATTACCGATCCAGGAAAATCAAATGCGGCCTATCAGCGAGATTACCAGACAATTTACGATGCTAACTTTGTACAGACAGGTGGCGATGCAGAACAGGCTGAGAAAATGACCAATGCCATGATCAGAACCACCTGGGGAGTTTCTACGGTTAATGGCAAAGCAGAGGTTATGAAGTATGCACCTGAGGCATTGTACGGAGTAAATAATGGTGCTGGTAACTGGATACAGGGGCAGTGGGAGCAGGAAAAACGCGAGCTTAAATCAAAATCCTTTGGCGGTCCTCGCAGTGATACGGACTTAATACTTGTTTCTGATGGCCTTACGGCAAGGGATAGGAGTTATGCTGTTATGGTTTTACAGCCTGACGCAAACGGAGCGATAGAACCGAGAAATTATATTGGAGAAAATGGTCTCCCTGTTCGTTTCAAGCCGGATCAGCTGACATCTCCAATGTACAGGCAAACCATTCAGTTCCAGCAACAGCGTGTTGATGAGGCTAGAGTGCGGAGAGAAGGCAATCCGCTGCCGCAGTTCAGCAATAAAGATGGATATACTCCTCCAGATCTGACCAAACCATTCGGTTATGGTTCAGCCAATTACCTTCCGAGCAATATATACGCAGGGGGCAAATAATGCCGATATATGAACAGGATCCTAAAGAGTTGCTTGGCGAGGATATTCAGCAAATAGCAGCACCTGATGACAGTAATTTCTATATGGAAACACCTTCTTTGCTTTCTGCTGTGAACCCATTTACCAGTGATCAACGCGTTCAAAGGTCTAGACAAGCAGCATTTCGTATAGATAACACGCTGGGTAGCTTTATTGCCAGTGCTCCTTTCAGTCAGTTTGACAGGGTTGAAGGATATAACCCATTTGATAACGATGCAGCAGATATTAAAGGCTATGAAGATTTTGCAGATTCGTTTATCAACTCCGGTTCGCATGAAGAAACAATGGCAATTAAACATCGAATCGATAAGCAAAGAACAGATAGAGAATATCTATCTGAAATGGGTGGTGCTGGTACTATTTCAAGCTTAGCAATGGGAATGATAGACCCGGTTAATGTGGCTGCAATGTTTATCCCTGTAGGGGCGGTAGCGCGTGGAGGAAGTATTGCTGAGACGGCAGGGCGTTTTGCCCTGGCGAATGCTGCTGGTGGGGGAGTATCAGAAGCCGCATTACAGGCCACTCAGGAAGCTCGCTCACCGATGGAGAGCGTATCGAACGTTGTTGTTGATGCTCTCGTTGGTGGGATCCTTGGTGCTGGTGCACAGCTACTTGCTGGACCTAGCGCGCGCGAGGCAGTGGTTAACTCAGTAGGTAATCATTTGCGAGGTATGGATTCTCCTCAAAGCATTGGTGCAGCTCAGGTTTTCAATACCACACTCGATCAGGAACAGCTCGCTGGACTTGGACTTGCTAACAAAACGTTGAGTGTCACTCCTGCTGGCCGCTTGGCTCAATCACCATCTCTTGTCTCCCGTCAGATTAACCAGCAGCTTGCCGAAAATAACTATTTCTTCGCCAAAAATGATGAGGGGTTGGCTACGTTTACGGCAGTCGAGACTAAGATTAAGCAATACGACGCCATGCTTTATAAGCAGATGGAAGCCACTCGTGATGCTTACCAGCAGTACAGCAAATCTGTTAGCGCCCGCGGCGTGAAGAGGATGAACTTTATTGATTTCAATGAAGCTGTTGGCATGGCTATGCGCCGTGGTGATCAGAGTGATATTCCTGAGGTTTCACAAGCAGCCGCCAGAATCCGCCCCATTTTCGAGACCACAAAAGCCCGTATGCAGGAACTGGGGATCCTTCCTGAGGATATCGATGTCGTGACGGCGAAAAGTTATCTTCCCCGCATTTATAAGTTCGATAAGATACTTTCCGACCGCACTGAATTCAGAGGGCGAATTGCCAACTGGATACAAGGGATTAGTGCCAAAGGTGCTGACAAAGCAGGTCAGCGAATTGAAAGGATAAATTCATTGCTAAAAACTGCAGAGGAATCGGCACCGCGCGCTGATGCTCTCGCTAGTGAAATCGCTGAAGCGGAGAAATGGTCTGGTAAAAAAATTCTACTCATGGAAGAACTGGATAAACGAAATAAGCTTATATCTCAGGAGACTGACACACAGGCGCGTCTTACAAGAATAGAAAAAGAGTTGGCCGAGACTTCATCAGAAAAACTTCAGGCAAGAATGATGAAAGAAAGCTCTGACCTTAAAACACGCCTTGATGATATAGCGCAGGCAAAGAGTGAGCTTCCTGTCTATCAGCGCCATATGGAGTTGCTGGATAATCCACGGAAATATCGTTCTGAGCTTCGCCGACTGCAAAAACGGGCAAATTCAACCACAAGGCTGAATGCAAGCCGCGAACGAGCACTGAAGCAGATGGAGCCTCTATCCCGAGAGGAAGCAGAGGACGCTGCTGACGAGATCGTGAATAAAATAATAGGCGCACCTTCCGGGCTTGTACCAGCCGATATTATCCCAGAGAAACTCGTTGGTCGGGCTGGTTTCACTAAAAGCAGAACGCTGCTTATTCCTGATGAGCGTATAGAAGATTTTCTTGAATCAGATGTTAACTACATCATGGAAAGTTATCTCCGGCAGGTGGCACCAGAAATTGAGCTGACTGCGCAGTTTGGCCGTAAAGATATGGGGGAGCAAATCCGTCAGGTTAGTGAGGAATATACCCGGCTAATAAAAGAGGCTAAAACACCTAAACGACGTGCAGTTCTTGAGAAGCAACGGGAGGCTGATATTAGGGATATTACGGCTATGCGTGATCGACTGCTTGGTACTTACGGTGCACCTCAAGATCCACGCAGTTTCTTTGTTCGTGCCGGGCGAGTTGCTAGGAATATTAACTTCCTCCGTTTGCTTGGTGGAATGACTGTCTCCGCTGCAACTGATCTGATGCGACCGATGATGCAGCATGGCCTGAGAAAATCTCTCGGACCAATGGTAAGCATGCTTAAAAATATGGACTCAGTGAAAATTGCAACCAGGGATTTGCGAGAAATGGCCGTTGGGCTTGATTATGTCCTGTCTACGCGTACAAAGGCTATAGCGGATCTTACTGACCCCTATAGCCGGAGAAGCGCCGCTGAGCGAGGTCTGAACTGGATGACGCAGAAATTCGGTAACTGGACGCTGATGAATCAGTGGAACAGCGCACTTAAATCATGGTCCGGGATGATAGTGCAGTCGAGGATACTTGACGCGGCTCGCCAAGTTTCTGCTGGTGGCACGCTCTCCAAAAGTGAAATGCGGAAGATGGCACAGGTCGGCATCAATGAAGATGTTCTGCGCCGAATCGGGGAGCAATTCGGGAAGCACGGAGAGGATATGGACGGGCTGTTAACCGGGCATAGTCATCTGTGGGATGACCGTTTCGCTAGAGAGATTTTCCAGTCTGCAGTGCTGAAAGATGTAGACTCAGTGATTGTAACGCCTGGCGTAGGTGATACACCGCTGTTTTTTAGTAAAGAAGGCTGGAAGATGATCACGCAGTTCAAAACGTTTATCTTCGCACAGCATAACAGGGTGCTAGTATCTGGTATCCAGCAGGGCGATGCTGCATTCTATCTTGGTGCGCTTGGCACGATTGCGCTTGGCTCAATGGTCTATATGATGAAACAGAAGTTAAGCGGTCGCGATATCGACTACAGCTGGAATAACCTTGTGAAAGAGGGGATCGACCGGGGCGGAATGCTTGGCTGGCTCTCTGAGCCGCTGAATACCGTTGAGAACATAAGCGGCGGTAGGTTTGGTCTTGGCGCGATGTTTGGTGCGCCTCCGGTATCAAGGTTTCAGAGTCGTAATGCTATTGGTGCTTTACTTGGTCCTACCTTTGATCTTGGCGGTGATGCCGCGACGGTTGCGAATGGTGTACTTAACGGAGAATTTGACAGCCAGCAAACCCACGCGGTCCGTAAAATGCTACCTTTTCAGAACCTGTGGGCGATATCACCGTTACTAAATAAAGTTGAAGAGCAGATGAAATAGCTATTCACAATTAGTGATGGCGTATGTATCAAATATATTGCCATCACTAAATACATACCTATATTCAATCTCTCCGCCAAGGTGAATAAATGCTTTCATTTGCCTGTTGGAGCAAATGCTCGATTTTGAATAATTTCGCATTACACTCTTTAATTTATTTTCTAAGGTTACATCACCGTTATAAACTTTTGATAAATAGCTGTTGTTGTAATTAAGATGCGCTACAACTAAAAGTTTGTTTAGTATTGCATTTATTGAAACAATAGACATATTATCATTCAATTTTATGGGAAGTGACTTTCCTGCTTCTGATGCAATTTTGTTTGCATGTGCACACATATCCTCATTTATTAAATTCTTAAAACATATGTCGTTTGCAAACGAAAAAATTGGTAGGATAAACAAAACGGTAGCTGTAATAGCGTGCATCGGCTTAATCATTAGGTGACCTTTATGTTCAAGAAGATGATCAACAGATTAATCGGTGGTAAGGAGGTTAGCAATAAAATTCAACCTCTTATCTTTAAGGATAACTTTTCAGCTTTTGAGTATGCGTGTAAGTATCTTGACACAAGCCTTTCAGCCAATAAACCAATGCCAGCCATCATCATACCTGGTCCAAGTGGGGAACAGCCAGTTTTGCTAGATTCTGGAAGACAAAGGGCAATGCTGAAGGTGTGCTCAGCTGATGGTGGATTTTTTGTTATTGCCGATTCATCTTACAGCAAAGGACCAAAGCTGAGGATTGGTGATCTTGTTGCTTGGTTGCCTGTGAGTTATGCCGAAGAATTAACGGATAAAATAGAAGATCCTCGCTCCGCTATGGTTGGCTTTATATTGGGAACCATTCATCCTGAACTAACATCTACTGGCTGGAAGGGTAAAGAAAGATTTCGCAAGTAGCGTGACATGTCACAGGCCGCTTTCGCGGCCTTGTTTTTAACGAATGCCACCGCCGCCCGGGCGGGAATCCGCAGAACGCCCACCGCAGCGGGAGCCGTCAGCAGCAGTGTCGCTGTCGTGCTGACAACGACCGGCAAAGGCCTGAGTTGAAGCTACCAGAGACAACAAAACGAACAGTGCAGCAAATGCTTTTTTCATTGTGAAATTTCCATCTATAAGCCACCTCAATGTGGCGTTAATGAGTGTAGCACTGACTTTTGTTTCGTCCACAAAAAAGCCCGCAGCGCGGGCTTACTTTTCTTCAGGTTTGTTGTCTTCAGATTTCTTCTTGATGCTTGGTTTTTGTCTAAGAACGAAAATACCAGCCACTGCAACAACTGTACCGATCACTGTGCCAGCTAGAACTTCATGACCTGTTAAACCTAATAATGTTGCACAAGCTACTGTAAAAATAGTTGCACTCAGGCCAAACCACTGCCCACGTTTATCTCTATTAATAGCCCCGTCAAGTGCCTTTTCCTCCATTTTCTGGCGGTGAGCAAACTCCTTCTCCGTCAGCTGGAAGATGCGTTCGGGGGCATCAGGTAAAATATCCTGATACCCGCGAAGCAGATAGGGGGGAGGAAGCGGACCCTGAAACGCATGGTGAGCGACAACTATCTCCTGAATTTCAGGGCGATCAAGAACTCTTGTGAAGGCATCTGGGTGTTGAATGATCTCGTTACTTAGCCCTTCCTCAACTTCCTCGAACTCAGTTTCTTCGTTATCACTTGGTTGCCCAATAGATTTTTGCATATTTGTCGAAGGACATTCCTTTAGCTTCTGGTTTTCCTCTTGCATTTGAGTTTTTCCCTGTCACTATTGCCCATTTTCCGCCAGCAGGCGCTGCAATTTTTTTTCCGTTCTTTACTATATATTCAGCATAAACACGATTTTCTGACCGTCTGAGATCGTCTCCGACCATATTCATGTCTCTTGATATAACTTTGACGACAGAGTCTCGGTTTAAAGCCTTGGCATAGTTGGAGCCAGGAACGATACCCAAAGGGGTGCCAGACTCTATAGCCAGCTCCTTGACATATCTTCTGCTCATATGAACCTCAACCAATCGACTTTACCAATCGGGTAATTTTAAACATGAGTATAATGCTTTTAACTGCAACGAGTGTAAACAATTATTGATAATTGTAGGCACATCCCTGTGCCGCCTCCGTCAGAAGAACCCTGCTTTGTCGTTGATGTACTCCGCGTGCGTCTGGATATCACGCAGGCATTTGCTCACACCAACGATGTAGCAGAACATGGTGGTCAGCTCCGCCGCCGCGCCCGATACGTCGTGCCCGTCGTCCTGTAACTGGTTCAGCAGATTCATCAGCAGTGAGTTCTCCGTCAGGCCGAGAACACCAGACGGCGAGTGAATCAGGCTGCGGTAGCCGGGCTTCAGTGGGGCACTGTAGGTTTTGTTCTCTATCTTCATTGCCTGCATCACTGCTGATGCTGTGGCGTTGGCTACCTGGTCGGCAACCATCTTTATGCGTTCTTCCTGCGGGAGCGAGTTTTTAATGTAACTTCCGGTGCGGCGGATCTGAGGAAGAACCTCACCTGTAACCCATTCAAGAAATCTGAATGCTCTCGTTCCCTCTGTCATTGCCTCTTTGCAACGCAGAATAAGGATGTAGAGACCTGATTCTGAAACGATGGATAGTTCTTGTATTCCACCAGGGGTCTGTATTGAATACAGCCCCTTTTTGTTCCAGCCTTTTTTATCAAGTTTTCTCGCTTGTGTAACATCAATATTCAAAGCATTGCACACATCTTTGGTGACAAACCAAGGTTCTCCGTCAATCATGAACATACGGATCTGGCAGGATGACTCAAAGGAAAAGATGGAAGGTTTGGTATTCATGGCGATCACCTTTGTAGTTAGGTTAATCACCACCGCTGAGACCAATCAGATGGTGGTGAACTGTGCAGAGTTGGTCTTACCGGCTACAAAGGAACCCGGCGCACCTTTCGGTGCCCCCACACAGCCCACCATAGAATAGGTGCGCTTTACACATAAAAAAACCGCTTATGCGGCATATGTGCCTCTGTAGTAATCCGGGAGACCAATCCCGGCACTGGATTTTGCCAGTGCCTGATTACTATGGCACAAGAGGAGTGCAATGTAAATTTACCGTAAAGGTAATAATAAATGCATAACTCACGTTATTTCAACCCTATGTGGTTTGATTGATCCCATTTCAGAAAATACCTGCCTATTTTTTTGCCAGTGAGCGTATACTTTCGATAGAATGTTTACCCTAAAGGTAGTTGGGGGTGCCCATGAACACGAAGAGAGTTACAGCGATGAGGCATAGACGCTTTGCCTTGAAAAGGCCTGAAAAAGAAAAAGAGCAAGAGATGGTGATTGAAGCAGCCGCTTACGCTGCAGCTATGGCAACTGCTGATGCGATTAGAAATTATGAAGAAGAGGATAATAAAAATTCCTATCGCATTTACTTATATGAGAGCCGTCACAGTGTTACAGACCATGAAGCATGCCTAAAAAAACAAGGGGAAGTATTCCACTGCAACCTTGCTGAGTACATTAGGAATGAAATGGAAAGGAATTTGGCTTTATCTCATTTTGGATACAAGAGTCAGGAAAGTGGTTTCGCTGGCTTTAAGGATAAAATTAACGAAAGGTGGCAACGTTTATACAAGCCACTTCAAGTTGATGAGAAAACTCATCAACTTGTTATGCATGAGGTCCCAAAGATGTCCGTAGAGAAATCCCATGCAATCTCGCGCAGGATGTTTGCACGCACTGCTGAAGATATGGCTCAGGAGCTCTACGACGATGCCGAATAAATTCCAGGGGTTGGTTCACCCTGGAATTTTTGGGAAGGACCCTGAGCTAATACCTATCAAAAACGCGTTCATAGATCACTGGCGCTACGGTCATCATAAGGATTTCGGAAAGGACACTCTGTTTCGGGATCCACCGAAAGAGATGCTGGAATATCACATACGCCACGTTCATGTAAACATCGGAAACTATACTGACAAGTTTGGTGAGAGCGGTACGGAACAATGCTGGAAAAACTGGGCGTCTGGGAAGAAAGACAAGACCACTAACAAGCATAAAAAGATCCCAACCAGTGACGTGTATGTGATTTATCTGGTCACATCTGAACGCCATGCCTTCCTTCTGGATTATTGGGATGAACCAGCACATAAGACAGTAGAAATTGACGAGCAGAAGCAAAAATTAGTTGTCGAGTGTGACAGAATTTTGCGGCTGAAAAAGTTAGAATCCATGCCGCGCGATGCAAGTTTGTGGGACCCAGAATTTTTCGACTGTTAATGGCCGCTCTTGCGGCCTTTTCTTTATGTGGTTTGCTTTCGTAATTGTTCGGCACAATAGTCGAGATGTGTTTGCAGATCCTGCATAGACATCTGTGAGCTGGTGACGTAGTTAATCAGTGCAGTCAGTTCGGCAAGTGGGCCATCGACATTAAATCCATCCTTATCGAGATCCCGGAGTAATTTCATCAAGTGCGATCCCTCCACCAGTGACCTGACGCCTCCCGGCGTGTGAATCCTTTCGGTAAATCCCTCTTCCAGTGGATAGTGATACTGCTGCATCTTAATCTTCTCCATGCAATAACTGTATATTTATACAGTAGCAAATAATTTGTTTGCTATCCAGCACGTTTTGCAAATTACCTGAAAGGTAATATCTATTCATATTCACAGTCTTTCTATCCATATATGGTTTTTTGGGTAATAGAATAACCAGATATGCGGCGCAACGGGTGCTGCGACTATCTGGAGATTTAACATGACGGTCTCAACCGAAGTTGACCACAACGAATACACAGGTAACGGCGTTACGACATCATTTCCGTATACCTTCCGTATTTTCAAAAAATCCGACCTGGTTGTTCAGGTGTCTGACCTTAACGGTAACGTTACAAAACTAGTGCTGGATGCTGGTTATACGGTAACAGGGGCGGGAACTTATAGTGGCGGTGCAGTGGTTCTTCCGTCGCCGCTTGCTGCTGGCTGGCGAATCACGATAGAGCGTGTGCTTGATGTGGTGCAGGAGACTGATCTTCGCAATCAGGGAAAATTTTTCCCCGAAGTTCATGAGGATGCATTTGACTACCTGACGATGCTGATCCAGCGATGTTTTGGGTGGTTCAGACGTGCATTGATGAAACCATCTTTGCTTGCAAAATATTACGATGCAAAGCAAAACAGAATATCTAACCTTGCCGATCCATCACTTGAGCAGGACGCTGTAAATAATCGCTCAATGCGTAATTATGTCGATGCTGCAATCGCCGGAGTTATTGGTGGTTTTGGTTGGTTTATTCAGTATGGTTCTGGAGCGGTATACAGAACGTTCCAGGATAAGATGCGTGATGGTGTCAGCATTAAGGATTTTGGAGCTCAAAATGGAATCTTAAATGATAACAAGGATGCTTTTACAAAATCATTACATTCGTTTAGCAGTGTTTTTGTTCCGGAAGGGGTATTCAATACATCTTTAGTTTCTCTTTCACGTTGTGGCTTGTACGGAACAGGTGGGGGAACGATAAAACAGTATGACAGAGATGGTAATCATCTGGTTTTTAACATGCCCGATGGTGGCATGCTTAGTACGCTAACAATTATGGGAAATAAATCAGATGATAGTGTGCAGGGACACCAGGTGTCATTTTCAGGTGGCCATGATGTATCGGTTAAAAATATCAGATTTACAAATACGCGAGGAACAGGATTTAGCTTGATCGCTTATCCGAATAATGGTATTCCGTCAGGTTACATTGTTAGAGATATAAGAGGAGAGTATTTAGGGTTCGCAAATAATAAAAAAGCAGGTTGTGTGCTTTTTGATTCATCGCAAAATACGCTAATTGATGGTGTGATAGCCAGAAATTATCCTCAGTTTGGTGCAGTGGAACTTAAAACAGCAGCAAAATATAACATTGTCAGCAATGTTATTGGTGAAGAGTGTCAGCACGTTGTTTACAATGGAACTGAGACGGAAACTGCACCAACGAATAATATCATTAGCAGTGTAATGGCTAACAACCCAAAATACGCCGCAGTAGTTGTTGGCAAGGGGACTGGTAACCTGATTTCGAATGTGCTGGTTGATTACTCTGAATCGGACGCAAAGCAGGCGCACGGCGTCACCGTTCAGGGAAATAATAATATTGCCAGTAATATTCTAATGACTGGGTGTGATGGGAAAAATGAATCAGGAGATCTGCAGACATCTACAACCATTCGTTTCTTAGATGCTGCACGCAGTAATTATGCGTCAATATTCCCCATGTATAGTTCTTCCGGCGTGGTTACCTTCGAGGAAGGGTGTATCAGGAACTTTGTTGAAATTAAACATCCGGGTGACAGAAATAATATTCTGAGTTCTGCATCAGCGGTGACTGGTATTTCCAGTATAGACGGCACTACAAATAGCAATGTTGTTCACGTCCCTGCGCTTGGTCAGTACGTTGGGACTATGTCAGGGCGTTTTGAATGGTGGGTTAAATATTTTAACCTTGCTAACCAGACGCTTGTTTCTGCAGATAAATTCAGAATGCTTGCTGAAGGCGATGTATCTCTGGCTGTGGGAGGCGGTATAAGTTCGCAATTGAAATTATTCAATAGTGATAATACTAAAGGCACTATGTCGCTAATAAATGGAAATATTCGAATATCTACTGGAAATTCAGAATATATACAGTTTTCTGATTCAGCCATGACACCATCGAAAACGAATACTTATTCTCTTGGGTTGGCTGGTCGTGCATGGTCGGGGGGATTTACCCAGTCAGCGTTTACGGTGCTGTCCGATGCGCGTTTCAAGACTGCTCCAGAGGTTATTGATGAGAAAATACTGGACGCATGGGAAAGAGTGGAATGGGTTTCATACCAGTACCTTGACAGGATCGAAGTGAAAGGTAAAGACGGAGCAAGATGGCACTTTGGTGCAGTTGCGCAGCATGTTATCAGTGTATTTCAGAATGAAGGCATAGATGTGTCACGACTGGCATTTATCTGTTATGACAAGTGGAATGAGACCCCGGCAGAATACAGGGATGTGACGGAAGAAGAGCATTCTGCAGGAGTTTACCCACTTATACAGACAAAGGTTCTGGTACGCGAAGCCGTCGAGGCTGGTGAATGTTACGGTATCCGTTATGAAGAGGCTCTGATTCTGGAATCTGCGATGATGAGACGCAGGGTTAAAAAGCTGGAAGAGCAAGTTTTGCAATTAACAGGGAATTGAACCGTAAATGGTGTGTTGTTGCGCGGTATACTTTTCCTGAAGCAGGGTGTTTGCAAATAAACGGGTTTCGTTATGTCATTCCAACTAACCAATGAAACTTCAAATCAGTGGCTTAGTGTTAGTTCTCTTGCTGCGGTTATTGCAGGTGTCCCTCCGGAGGTTGCTTTAGGGGCTTTGGCTGGGGCGGTAATTTTTGTTACCTCTGCAGTAGAGTACCCCATCCGTCGCCGGGTGCTCCTGTCGATGCTCAGCTTTCTTTGCGGCCTTCTCTTTTACAAACCAGCAGCATCAATTCTTATCGGCATAGCCAGCCTGATCCCTACCATCACGCAGGACTCTTTTGAAAAAGGGATTGTTTTCTCTGCAGGCGCATTCGTGTCAGCAATTGTCGCCGTGCGTATTGGCATCTGGCTCTATCACCGTTCCGATAATCCACGCGAGTTAATTCCGGGGAGAAAAGACGATGGTAACGCATGAGTTTTTTTTGCTTATCACCAATGCAGTTATTTGTACTGGCATAGCAATTCGCGTTGTCACATTCCGGCGTAACGGCTCTCAACATCGAAGATGGGGAGGGTGGCTTGCTTATTTCCTTATTGTTGCTGCGGCAAGTATTCCTGTTCGTGTCGTCTATGCAATCTGGTTACGCACGCCAATGGCTGTGGATTTATCTGAGGTCATTATCAACGCTGTCATGCTTGCCGCGGTTATTAAAACACGCGGTAACGTTGTTCATATTTTCAAAATATCGAGGTCTAAACATGGAGATTAAACAATTCCAGCGAGCTGCTGGTATTAGCGAGGCGCTGGCCGCTCGCTGGTTCTCGCATATAACTTCTGCGATGAAAGAGTTTGGTATCAGCAAACCCGAAGATCAGGCAATGTTTATTGCTCAGGTCGGGCATGAGTCTGGTGGCTTCAACCGGTTGCAGGAAAATTTCAACTACAGCGTCACCGGACTGGCTAACTTCGTTCGGGCTGGGCGTCTCACCCAGGGACAGGCTAACGCACTGGGCCGCCGTGCTGGTGAGCCACCATTGCCACTTGAGCGCCAGCGCGCGATCGCAAATCTGGTGTACAGCAAACGCATGGGTAACAATGCCTCTGGTGATGGCTGGAATTACCGTGGTCGCGGACTTATCCAGATTACCGGTTTGAATAACTATCGTGACTGTGGAAACGGTCTTAAGGTTGACCTGCTGGAGAGTCCTGAACTGCTGGCGCAGGACGAATACGCGGCTCGTAGCGCGGCGTGGTTCTTTGCCAGCAAAGGATGCATGAAGTATACCGGCGATATTGCACGTGTAACTCTGATTATCAATGGTGGCCGGAACGGCATCGACGACCGGCGCGCGCGGTACATCACTGCCAGTAAGGTGCTGGCGGTATGATCTGGGCATTCGCAAAAGCATACTGGAAACAGTTGGTTATCATGGCGATGCTTGCTGTTCTGGTCATATCAGGAGTTGTAGCCTGGAATGCACACGGCAGTCGTCAGTACGACGCCGGGTATGCGCAGGCACAGGAAGATCAGAAACAGGCTGATGATAAGGCCAGGTCACAACGTGATCAGGAGAAAACACAAATTGAACGTGAAGCACAGTCCCGTATCGATGTGGCGCGTGTTGATGCTGAGCATGCTAATGCCGCTGCTGACAGCCTGCGCGCCGAGCTTGACAAAACCAAGCGACTCGCCGAACACTATACCGGATCTTTCCCCACTGGCACGCCAGCCAGCAAGGTCATCGGTGTGCTCGCCGACATGCTTGAAGAAAGCAACCGAGTTTACAACGCAACAGCAGCTGAGGCTGAAAAGTATCGGATTGCAGGAGAATCCTGCGAACAGCAATACGATTCACTGAAGAAGCAAAAATCGTGGCACTGATTTCCGGTGACGGTATATAAAACGGTACGGTGAAAATCATTTGGAAGAAAGTTGTTATCAGTCAATTGTTTATGTGTATCGTAAATAATTGAGTGGGAATGATTTGACCCTGCACTATGAATGAACAAAACCCTCTGTTACTACAGAGGGTTTTTTATCCTAAAGAATTATAGGTTTGAAGTTACTAACATCGTTTAGTTAAACCAGCTATCTGATTTATTCTCTTCTGCTTTACCCACGCTTTTCATCAGATCGCGACCGCCTTCAGTCATATTTCTGTTTGCGTCAGCTTCAGATTGCACCACATCGGTTTGCGCAGCTTTGTGCTTCAGTTCCTGATCGATAAATTCGTTTTCGCGCTTAACGCGGGCTTCTTCTTTCGCCAGCGCCAGTTTTTGTTTCTGAATCTCTAAGCTACGTAGCTCATCTTCATAACTTTGATCGCGTTTTTTGTCCGCAGTGGCTTCGGCGTCCAGTTTATCCTGACGAGCTTTCTTATTCGCTGCTGCCGTTGCCGCTCTTTTATTAGCCGCGGCCTGGGCGTTTGCGCGACGTTGCTTCTCTTGCTGGATTTCCCTGTTGCGCTCCGCGACCCATTCGTCATGCTGCCTTTGCTCTTCATTTTTACCTTGCTGTTCCGCTTCTGCGACAGCCGAGAGTTGATCCTGCAATGATGAGGCGATAGCCGGATAGCTTAAGGAGGCTAAGATGGCGCAAAGAAAAACTTTCTTCATGACTCCTCCTGATTATTAGCTCTTTTCAGGACATTTGGTATTTGGCTGAATACGCGTTTCGTTATACGTCGTGGTAATAACAACGGCTAAACCTGTCGTAAACTGGCACTCTTTACCCACTTGGGTGGAGGTATACACTTTGGTGCCTTCCTTATATGTTAAAGAAACACCTTCCACTAAGGTTTTATCATTCACCATAGAACCCGCTGCCGCGCCTACAGCTCCGCCGCCAACTGCACCTGCCGTCGTTCCGGAATTGCTGCCAGACCCGACGTTGTGGCCGATAACACCGCCAGCGACAGCGCCAATAAGCGCGCCGAAGGCTTGTGCGTTCCGTTTATTTTGGGCGTTGTCTACGGCAACTTTTGCGGGAAGAATGGAAATAATATTAACGGTTTTAGTTTCTTGTTTGGTATTCAGTTGATCGGTTTGATAAACATCGGCGGCATGATCATCAGCATTTGACTGGCATCCTGCCAGAGTGAATGACGCTAACATTGCCACAGGCAGAAGACATTTTTTAAATTTCAT